ACGCTTACACATGGTACGAAGGCCCTACTTTCCGCCTACGCGCGGACGTAATCGCTTCGGGCCAGATTACAGTCGGCTACTACGGTTACGGCGCACTAGCGACCAAGATCGCAGCTGGCGCATTTAAGAATAACAAGCAGTAATCCGAATAAATCGATCATCGCCTAGTTCGCTCCCGAGCTAGGCGAGCAGTAGAAGGGAAGGGCTAATGCCTAACATCATTACAGCTTCGCAGCTAAGATCCGTCTTAGGCGTTAGCTCTTCTCTCTACGACGACGCTTACTTAAACGACATTATCGACACAGCGGAGCAAGTTATTCTCCCGCTACTTATTCAGAACTCGACAGCTGTAATCGAGTACGAGCTGGACACTAACGTCGCGACATTCTTTACTCGTCGTACGCACCCTTTCGTCGTAGGACAGTCGATCGTCATTACAGGGCTTCCAGCTCCATTTACAGCCACTCACACTCTTACACTCGTTACAGATTCTTCATTCTCTGCCGCTCTTACATCGTCGAACGTAACACGTCGCCAGATTATCCCAAACGGCATGGCAACACTTAGCGGGTATTCAGCTTCGACTCTCTACGTCGGAAACGCGTCGATCGAGTCCGCTATCTACGCCGTATCTATCGAAGTGTTCCAATCTCGCACAGCTGCGGGCGGTCAGATCGAAGGCGTGGACTTTCAGAGTTCGCCCTACAGAATGGGCCGTAGTCTCCAGAATCGTGTAATCGGCCTCTTAGGTAATTACATCGATGTCGAAGTTATGGTCGGCTAATGCCAGCCAGCTCTATTCTTACGAGCGTCCGTACTCCGCTAAAGACAGCGATCCAAGGAGTAGCGGCTAACACTTACGACGCAGTTCCAGAAGCTCCGATCGTGCCATTCGCGGCAGTGACTCCGAGCGTTCCGTATTTACAGCCGACGTTCTTGGGTAAGGCGAACGTCAAACTAAAGGTAAACCTAGTAATGACCGTAGGCGTAGCGATCTACGATAATCAGAGCGCACTCGATAACTGGGAGAAGCTCGTAATAAGCATTCTGGCGGCCGTTCCGTCAGGGTATGAAGTCGGAGACGTATCGAATCCGATTCCGTTAACGATAGGCGCGTCAGAAGTTCTCGCGGGTGAGATTCAGCTTTCGACCTATTACACACAAACAAACTAAGGAGAAAAAATGGCCACGACCGTCATTACTGGACGCGATCTCGCTATGACGATCGCGACTAAGAACTACGACGAGCAAGCGACAAGCGCGACGCTTTCAGCGGACGTCACTATCGAAACTTACGACACACTTTATTCGAAGGCTTACAAGTCGATCGATTCACAGTGGACTTTCGATGTCGAGATGCTTGCAGACTGGGGCGCAGCGGATTCACTCTGCGAAGCTCTATGGACAGCGGCAGAGACAGCACCTAACACGACTCTAGCGGTATCGCTAACAGCTGTAACAGGCGCAGTCTTTAGCTTTAACGTTCTTCCACTATTCCCAAGCGTGGGCGGATCATCGCCAGACGCTCAGACTGTTAGCATGAGCTTTACAGTTGTGGGAACACCTACAGAGACATTTAGCTAATAAACAGAATCGGGAGCAATACATGAAGCTAGAACTAGAAGTCCAGTACCTATCGGGAGACGTCGTTACTTACGTCGCAGCTCTTCCAGAATGGGTAAAGTGGGAACGAAAGTTTAACGCAACAGTAAACGAAGCAGAATCGAAGCTTGGACTCGAAGGGCTTACATTCTTGGCTTATCACGCTATGAAGCGCGAAGCAGCTGGGAATCCTGTTAAGCCTTTCGAGATCTGGGTCGAGACTGTCGAAGGAATTAACAGTAAGAAGTCAGACCCAAAAGCTGGGCCGTCGGAAGCTTAAATCGGATCATCGTCGAGGTCGCAATCGCGACGCAGATTCCGATGAGTGAGTGGGAGACGGCGGAAGATTTACTCACAGCTATAGAGATCTTGGAGAGGCAGAATGGCAGACACTAAAGGCCGCGGCACTTATGCCATTACTGTCGATCCGTACGAGTTTAAGAATCTTCTCGGTCTTCTGGGTTCATTCCCCGCGGAGTATCAGCAACTCGTAAGAGATCGCGCTCAGCCTATGTCTAAGCGACTAGCTGGCCAGCTCATGATGAGCGGACTGTCTGCTCCAGCTCCACAGACGAAGCTAGTAGTCCAGACGATAAAAACTCCACGCGATCGTCTTATTCGTGTCGACATCGGTGGGCCTAAGAAAGTCGGTCGTCCTTATGGTGGAGAAGCTTCTAAGAGCGGTAAGGGCGCGAAGGTTCGTCGTCAAGCTGCGCCAGCTGGCGCGTTGCTCTGGGGAACAGAATACGGATCGCATGGCGGCGTCGATTCGATCGGGCGCGCATTTACCAACAGATTTAAGACTCCCTACAATAAACGCGGCTACTGGATCGCTCCAGCGGTCGACTTCTATGTCCCAATCGTAGCCCGCGAATACTCGCTTATGGTTCAGCAGATCGCTAAAGAATTGAGGCTTAACTAATGGCGGGCATTCCGAAGATAAAGATTACTTTCGACGCCGACTTCGACGAATTAAAGAAGGGCGTCAAGGGCGCACAGAATGAAGTCGAAGGCTTCGGCTCTAAGCTGGGCGGATTCGCTAAGAAGGCGGGAGCTGCGTTCGCCGTAGCTGGAGCGGCTGCGGCCGCTTATGCTGGAGTTCTTCTCGTCGATGGCGTTAAGTCTGCGATCGAAGACGAAGCGGCTCAGGCTAAACTCGCAACGACCTTAAAGAACGTCACAGATGCAACAGACGACCAGATTAAAGCTGTCGAAGATTACATAACCCAAACGGCACTAGCTAACGGAATTACGGACGACCAGCTTCGTCCATCGCTTGATCGCTTGATTCGCTCGACTAAGGACGCGACCAAGGCGCAAGAACTTCAGAGCCTAGCTCTCGACATCGCAGCGGGAACAGGTAAAGATCTAAAGACTGTCTCGGAAGCTTTAGGTAAAGCCTACGACGGCAATTTAGGCGCACTCCGAAAGCTCGGCGTAGGAATTGACGACTCGATCATCAAGTCGAAAAACTTCGACGCGGCAGCTGCGGCACTTTCTAAGACTTTCGAGGGCCAAGCTTCTAAGCAAGCCGAGACATTCCAAGGAAAGATGGCTCGTCTTACTGTTGCATTCGATGAAGCGAAAGAGACTGTAGGTTCTTACGTTCTAGATGCTCTTACGCCGCTTCTATCTGGATTTGTTGATAAAGGAATCCCAGCGATCCAAGGATTCGCAGACACTTTAGGAAAGACACTCGGGCCAGCATTCGGCCAGATCTTTAAGGTCATTCGTGACGATTTACTTCCAATCCTTACGACTTGGTGGAAGTTCCTGTATAACGAGATTATTCCAGCGATCGGAAAGATCGTCGGCCCAATTCTCGAAGGACTTAAAATTGCATTCGACAAGATTAAGAAGGCGATCTCCGATAACTCAGACGAGCTAGAACCGTTCTACGGATTCTTAGAAAAGGTCTGGGACTTTACTAAGAAGTATTTAGTCCCGCTTCTCGGTGGAGCATTTAAGACAGCACTCGAAGGACTTGGAACTTTAGTCGCTGGACTCGTTACGACTTTCGGAAAGTTCGTCCAGCTGTTGACTAACATTTATAACGGCGCGAAGAAGGTTATCGATCTAATTAAAGATAACCCAGTGACGAGATTATTTGGAGCTAGTAATGCGTCTTTCGTGGGTGCTAGCGAAAGTCAAGGATTAGTCTTCGGCGGAGAAGACGGATCGGGCGGTCAGATTCTCGATGGTGGATTCCAGACTGGAACTCCTACATCGATCTTCGCTCCGACTCCAGATTCTCCGACATTTACAGGCGCGCCGCTTGGAGCTTATTCTCCAGCTATGCAAGCTGCGATCTTACGTCGTGAAGAATTAAAGGCCGAGACCGAAAGACTAAGAAAAGCCAGAGAAGATGCCGCAGCTGCCCGCTTAGAAGCTACAGGCGGACAGTCAACGGCCGACAGAATTACAGTTAACTTCGGAGTCGTAGGAGATCCAGAAGCGGCAGCCAGAGCCTTAGTAGACGTTCTTAATCGTTCGTCAGCTCGTGGCGGCGGTGGCTTTAACTCCTTGGTAAATGTCTAATGAGCGTCTGGACTCCAGAATGGCAGATCTCAGTCAACGGCGGCGGAGATTACACGAATCTAACGCTGTCGACTGTCTCGATCACTTCTGGCCGTACAGACATCTATTCACAGCCTAGAGCTGGCTACTGTTATGTCGAGATTCTCAATCTGGACGAATCTCCTATCGAGATCGACGTTAACGATAACGTCCTAATTAAGATTAAAGATTCGACAGGGACATTCGTTAACCTATTCGGCGGAGACGTTACAGACATTCAGGTACAAGTTCTTAACAGTAGCTACACGCAGACAAACCAAGTTATAAGAGTTACAGCTCTCGGAGCTTTATCTAAGCTTCCAGTAAGCCTTACAGAAGGCGTCTTATCTAAAGACTTCGACGGCGATCAGATTTACACGATCCTAGAAGATCTTTTACTTAATAACTGGAACGAAGTTGCGCCAGCTGTGACGTGGGCGGCTTATGATCCGACGCAGACATGGGCAACAGCGGAGAACGTAGGACTAGGCGAAATCGATCGCCCAGGTGATTATGAGCTAACAGCTAGAAGCGCAGCAACGACGGACATTTATTCTTTAGTAAGTGCGTTAGCTAATTCTGGACTCGGTTACATTTACGAAGATGCTTCGGGTCGAATCGGTTACGCAGACAGCACTCATCGCGCGCAGTATCTAGCCGCTAACGGTTACACACAGATCTCAGCTACTACGGCTTTCGCTGCGGGAATCTCGACCATTAAGAGAATCGCAGACGTTCGCAATAAAGTAACGATTCAGTATAAGAACAGCCAAGAAGAGTCGGCCAGCGATACAGGATCGATCGGGATTTACGGCCAACAGGCTCATGTGATTTCGACGACTTTAGAGAACCAAGTAGACGCCGAGTTCCAAGCCGAGTTCTATCTAGGACTTCGAGCTTATCCGCAAGCTCAATTCCAAGCCATTACTTTTACGCTTGGAAACGGCAACATCGACGACTCAGATCGCGACGCACTTCTTAACGTCTTCATGGGATTACCTTTAGACATTACGGATCTTCCGCCGAACATTCTTCTAGGCCGCTTCCAAGGATTCGTCGAAGGCTGGACTTTTACGGCTGGCTATAACCGTCTGGACATAACTCTAAATCTCAGTCCTACAGCTTTCAGCTTGCAATCGATGAAATGGGAAAACGTGAGTGTCGCCGAGAGCTGGAATACTTTATCTTCTACACTTATCTGGAATGACGCGACAGTAGTCGCATAAAGGAGCAATAAATGGCCACGAGTCCACTGTTCGGCTGGGAAGAACCCGACGACGTAGATTTAGTTAAAGACGGCGCAGCTGCGATCCGTACCCTAGGCAACGCGATCGATACGTCGATGGGCGATCTTTTAGGCGGCACTACTGGACAGATCCTGTCTAAGAACTCTAATACGAACATGGATTTCACATGGGTAGCTCCTACGACTGGAGACATCACTGGAGTAACGGCTGGCACTGGTATAACTGGCGGCGGAACTTCTGGAACTGTTACCGTCTCTTTAGATCAAGCTAATTATGGCGGTGGACAGTACGCAGCGGGTAAGAATAAAATCATTAACGGAGATTTCAACATCTGGCAGCGCGGAACTTCTTTTAGTCCTGTTGCAGATGCTGGCACATTTACAGCCGATCGCTTTATCTTTCAGCGTAACGGATCAGGCTACACAGCAACCTGTTCACGTCAGACATTTACAGCGGGAACAGCTCCAGTCTCAGGCTACGAAGGAGTTTACTTCTGGCGTTATAACGTGACTACAGCTGGAACTTCTAACACTTACGCAGTTCTAGATCAACGAATCGAAAACGTACAAACATTCGCTGGACAGACTGTAACAGTTTCATTCTGGGCTAAGGCCGACGCAGCTAGAACCGTCACGCTAGACGTTACACAGGAGTTCGGTAGTGGTGGCTCTGGTCAAGTCGGAACATCTGGCGGATCTCATTCAGTGACTACATCATGGACAAGATTTAGCGCGACTCTTTCGATTCCAAGCATTAGCGGAAAAACAATCGGGACAGGCTCTTATCTTATTATTCGACTGGGATTTCCCACTGGAGTTACAGAGACGATCGATCTATGGGGAATGCAGATCGAAGCGGGATCTACAGCCACACCATTCCAGACAGCTTCTGGATCACTCGGCGGAGAGCTTGCTTTATGCCAGCGTTACTTTCAGAAGTCCTACGATCAAGGAGTAACTCCAGGAACGGCGTCCGCCGATTCGGGTTCTGTTGTTGCTTATTTTGCTTCCAATGTCGGTAATGGTTCGCCTTTTGCTTGGACTAAATTACATCAAACTATGAGAACTGTTCCGACGTTAACTATTTATTCTTATGGTGGATTAACTACTAGAGTCTCAGATAATAACAATACAGATCTAGCCGCTAATTCTGCAACAGTAACAAGAACTGGCGAAGGCGGGTTCGCTCTTTATAATAATTCGGGTGGAACTATAGCCCCGGGAAATAATGGATTCAGATTCCAATGGACAGGAAGCGCGGAACTATGAGTAATTACACTTATGAAGAAGTCACTAGCCCAAACGACGAGAAGATTATCTTACGTTCCGACGGCGCAAACATTCCAATAAATCCAGATAATGCGGATTACCAAGAATACTTAAAGAGCTTAGAGTCATGACTTACCCAATCGGAACAGCTGCGGCAGTCGTAGAAGTAGCACTGGCGGAAGTCGGCACAGTCGAAGAAGGCGATAACTTAACGAAGTACGGAAAGTTTACGAAGGCCGATGGTCTGCCATGGTGCGGATCGTTCGTTAATTGGTGCTTTCATGAAGCGGGCGTAAAGCTGCCATCGATGGTCTCTACAGCTGCGGGAGCGCATAAGCTTAAAGAAGTTAGCCGCTTCGTAACGGTAGATCCTAAGATCGGCGATCTTGCATTCATGGACTTTCCGCATGATGGCGTCGATCGTATTAGCCACATCGGAATCGTCGTCGGAGTTAAGGCGAAGACTGTTATCACGATCGAAGGTAATACATCGGGGACAGGCGATCAGCGTAACGGCGGAATGGTAATGATTAAAGAGCGGGCATTCGGGAGCGGTAAAGAGATCGTAGGCTTCGGACGTCCTAAGTTCGTCGCCTATGCTGGCGATTATCCGATCGTCGAAGTACCTACTCAATCGGCAGCGAAGCCGAAGATTAAGGAGAAGAAAGATGGAAAACTTAAAAGCGTTACTCGCAAGCTGGGCGCGTAGCTTCGCAGCTGCGTCGTTAGCTGTTTACATGGCTGGTGTCCAAGATCCTAAAGCGATCGGAATGGCTGGCTTAGCCGCTGTTCTGCCTGTAGTTCTGCGCTGGCTAAATCCTAAAGATGCAGCTTTCGGGTTACAGGGGAAGTGACTCGGAAACTACTGGCGGGAAGTCTGGCCTTAGTCCTTTCGGTCGGGCTTTCTGCTTGTGGTTATCAGGGCTGGATTCGCTATGAATGCCAAGAATACGACAACTGGTCGAAGCCAGAATGCCAAGAGCCACAGTGCGTCCCTACTGGAACGTGTACTAGCGACGTCCTTGGAGAAGAAGCTCCACAGCCCAGCCCGACGCCGTAGCCCAGAAGAAGTCCACGCGACTCTCATTCTTATCATCGGCTCGACTTTAGCGGCTGTCTTTTTGATCGTTACCCTTGGAATTACCTACGCGCTTATCTTCGTTACTCAGCCAATCGGCGGACAAGCTCCGAACGATGCGGCCTTTATCGATCTTCTAAAGACTCTTTCGATCTTTTTAACTGGATCATTAGGCGGAGTTCTTGCGGGTAACGGATTAAAGTCCAAGCCGAAAACACCAATCGACACGCCGATAGATAAGCGGGAATCTTGACCTAGACGCGTTCTTGCTTCACTCTTTACATAGGGAGCGCGAACGTCGCTTCCAGTATCGGGAGCTAGTAATGAATGAATTATCGATTATCGTCATGATGCTAATAGCTGGGATCTTATGGTCAGCGATGAGCTACTCAGTCGGTTATAAAGAAGGCCAGCGAGAAGGCTTTAAGCGCGGTCGAGCTGTATCACGTCACGCAGCTAAGGACGTGCGCTAATGAGCTTCTTAGACAATTACGAAGACGTCGCCGCCAGAATTGCCCGCTTATGGTTAACACACCCTACAGCTAGAGTCCAGACTAACATCGTGGACTTTAACGCCGAAAAGGGTTACGTCCTTATCCAAGCCCAGATCTTTCGCGAGTACGAGGATCTACACCCATCGGCTACCGATTACGCATTCGGTAACGTAGCGACCTATAACGTCAACATGAAGAAGTTCTTCGTCGAGGATACTGTCACATCTGCGATCGGTAGAGCTATCGGATTACTACTCGGCGCAGATAAGCGGCCGACTCGTCAGGACATGGAGAAGGTCGAAACTATTAGCGCGAAAGTGGCTAACTCAACAGCCGACGATTACGACCCTTGGACACAGAAGTTTGGCGAAGTGCCAAGCTATAAGACGGCAGAAGAAGCAGAACAGAGCGGGATTCCCAGCCTTGGATCATCGATGGACGAGATCGCTAAGCAACTGGGCGGAGAGCTAGTGGCAGAAGCTCCACAGTGCAGCCATGGACATCGAATCTTTAAGACTGGAGAAGCTAAAACTGGTAAGGCTTGGGGCGGCTGGTTCTGCGTCGAGAAGACCAAGGCGACACAGTGTTCGCCGCTCTGGTACGTCTTAGCCAGCGATGGCAAGTGGAAGCCACAGGTCTAAAGATGAGCGATCTAATCGAGATTATTTATCCGCAATCAATGACAGCCAAGCTTCTACAGAATGGCGAAGTTATAGCCGAGTATAAGATCGAACAGTGCGACAGCTGCGCGAAGCTAAAGAAGCTGGACGCTTTCGGTTATACCAAGGGCCAAGGCGGAGAGAAGTTAACTTGGCTCTGTGGTGACTGTAGATGAAGGTAAAGCCTACGATCGAAGATAAGGTCTTAGCTCATACTGTAGCTCTGGAACGCATCGCACAGGTCAACGGCCACCCAGACGCTTCCAGTCGATACGACAGACAGCTCGGCTTCCATGATTACGTCGCGCAAGTGGCCGAGTCAATAGTCGCCGAGATCTTAGTCGCTCGCTACCTTGGTTACACAGACTTCGATCCAAGGTCGTCACAATTTAAGAAGACGGCAGATGTCGGAAGCTTCATCGAAGTAAAGTGGACACGTTACGAGACTGGTCAGTGCATTATCGGCGAAGGCGATAGAGCTACAGACGTGGCCGTCCTAGTTGTAGGCACTAGCCCTAATTACAGGCTCGCGGGCTGGATACCTGTAGCCATGGCTAAGCGGCCTAAGTATAAGAACTCTAAGCAGCCTACTTGGTGGGTAGACCAAAAGAATCTACAGCCGATCGAGAATCTAAAAGGGAGCAACTATGGACAAGCTGCGCTATAAGTGCCGAGTCTGCAAGAAGGACACCGAGCAGCTCATTCGTGTAATTACAGATAATCTTCCAGAGAATGTAAAGACGATCCAGTGCTGCGTCTGCTCGACTATGACGGTGGCACTAATTGGAGAAGCTAATGGCGACCTATGAGTATCGCTGCGAAGTGTGCAGTAAAGAGCTAGAGATACAGCGTCCTATCGAGGACACACTGGCCAGAGATCCTTACTGTCCGAATTGCACTGTCCCAATGAAGCGCATTTACTCACTTGGTGGAATTGTGTTTAAGGGTAATGGGTGGGGCGGTAAGCCATGAAGTTATCCACAGAAGTTATGCACAGGCTGTGCGCAACGCCCAAGACTACGCTCGTTACACTGTTAAACTTGACAGCTTCGGTACGCTGTTATCGCTTAAAGCGAGCCGCTGTGGCGGATAGCTCGCTAAGGCGAATACAGCTATCGGCCAAGCTCTATGCTCTTACGGCTATGCTCTTAACAGTAAGCATTTCAGAAGCAACAGCTAAGAACTATTCTGTAGATCATCTAAAGCTCTACGCACATTCTAGGATTCTTGATTATAAAGAGTTCCAATGCTTTAACAGAATCATTACTAAAGAATCTCGATGGTCATACACAGCGAAGAACGGTAGTCACTTCGGACTAGGCCAGATGCGTTCTAAGCATTACAGAGATCTAGACCCTTATCGTCAGATAGACGCTACTCTTAAATACATTACGAATCGTTATGGTACGAGCTGTAAAGCTTGGGCATTCCATCAAGAACGGAACTATTACTAATGACTCTACACTCACAGCGTAAGAGCAACTCGACACAGTGGAAGAAGCTACGGCTACGAATCCTTAATCGTGACGGCTGGATCTGCTTCTGGTGTGGCCAAGAGGCCAACACTTGCGACCATGTAATCCCAGTAGCTAGGGGCGGTTCAGATGATCCCGATAACTTAGTCGCAGCCTGTAAAAGATGTAACTTTAGTCGTCAAGATCGCTTGCCCGAAGAGATGGATTTAGTGAAGAAGAAGGCGGGTGGTGTTTTTTTTGATGGGAGTTCCACCGCCACTCTCTCTTTCTCCTTT